GTATGTTGTTGTGTTTGGGGAGTTCCGAACGCAACTGATGAGTCAGGTCATCAGCGGCGGAAGGTTTGCCCCTACCACTTCCAACTGCCGGGTCTCAGAACAGGTTATTAACCAATTCTGCAACCGGTACCCACCGAAACTTGAGAAAGAGTTTCGGTCTCTGCGGGACACCCCCTACCCAGGAATGGGAAGGTAGTGGCCTTTCAGTAAAGTACTGAAGGATCGCAGAGTCGTCTGTGATCGCGGTTCGCTTTTGGGACGTAATTATCGTACCAACGCGAGCCTCGGATCTTTGTAGGTCTCTGTTCCACCTAATTAGTTTTGGTGGATCAGGCCTTGCAAACGTCCTATGACCGCAGACACCCGAGTCCATACTTACCTGAGGGACAAGTCCCTTGGGTATGGTCGAGGCGAGGTACCGTGAAGTATGTACGAAGAACTTCTTTTGGAAGTTGTTCGCCTGCTCCACGACACTCGCCAAGGACTCTGGGTTGTTGCAATACGGTGCTCGCCAGTAGGCAGGGGTCACATCGACCCCCCTAAAGGCATCAACGCCACAAGACTCCCTGAACCGTCCGGTCCAGTAAGACTTGGAGGCGTTGACCTTGAAATGCAGTAATTCAAGAGCATCGAATAGCAACTCCCGACTGTCGGTGGGGATGATTAAATCATCCCCAAAGACGGCCACGTCGCCTGCCAAGAACCTGATGTTCGTTGGACTTGCCTTCAGCCGGCGCTTAGTAGCAACGGCAGCGAGACAAATACCGAAGAACAACAGTGATTGGACAGGAAACGTGCAGGCGCTACCCATTGTTGAGAACTTTCTCAACGTGAGCCTGGTTTCTGCACTCCTGCAGATCCCTTGCTCAAGGAAGCGGGTACGTGTACTTTGTAGGGCGAGAACCAGCGGCGGATTGCCGCTGAAGAATTGCCCCACAATGTGACAGGTGACTCTATCGCTCGCGGCCGAAAGATCGACCGTGGCGAGGGAGCCGTCTCTGGATCCGCGACGACAGAGTTCTTGGTTTCGAGTTTGGTCCCTAAACAGGACACAACCTCCGATCCAAGTTGCTCTGCTACGGTCGCAGAAGTAGTGCCAAATATTTTGCTGGCACCACTGATGTTCACTTGGCTCTGCGGCAATAAGCCGAGGCTTAGTGAAAGTCTTCCAGACGCTAATGAGTCTACTCGCTGGTTCGTTAGAACCAACTGTGCTCTCATTTGCGCTATCAGCCCAACTGTTATAATTGTGGAAACCACAATCAGCAATTGGGAACACGTTTTCCAAGCGATCAGACCAGTTCGACCAACAATATTTGTTGTAGAACCGACCTCTTCGTTCGGAGACAGCACCTGGACCATGTCTGAACCTCCATTCTTGGGGATGAAAGGCCCCTAGAGTCGAGGTGATGAATTTGGACACAAGGTCCAAATTCATCAAGAAGGTTGAGAGTTCCTCCCTTTTACGGGGGTCCTCCTGAGCTTCAATCCTGTCGGCGTATAATCGAGAGTTCCGGAATCCGGAGTATTCTCGATCGACGTCGGCAAGACTGGGCCGCTCAGAGCTCCAGAAGCCTTCCGGCTCCGGGAGTTCTGAGTCAACGACGAAGAAGTCCCTAACTTCCTTTTGGACCGCTTCGTCACTGCATGGGAGATCAGTTTTCCTAGCAACATAAAGAATGTTGCGAAGGAAGACGATAGCCTCAACATCGCAGTCTCCTTTCAGGGTTCCATCTTCCTCAAAAACTCGTAAGTAGAGTCCCCTAAGAAACTTAGGGATCACTACTCTGTTCGAATACCTCTTTGTAAGAGGTAACCCGGACAGTTTGTACGAACCTCCGTCAAGACACCTGTCAAGGTGCTTAGCGGCTGCCACCATATCTACACAAAAAGTGTGGATACCACGGCACCTGAGGAAGATACGTAGACGAGCTTTGTCTCTGACAAAGTCATCCACGAGCGTCGGGTAAGAGTTCGCCGCATCTTTCATAATGCAGTCGAACACTTTCGTCAATTCCCTAACATGGCGATTAGACATGCGGCTCCAAGTTAATTGGAGTCGGTATGTCCCATGTCGCTGTTAGGCTTCCACAACACCGGGCGGTCTAAACTAGACAGCCCAATCGTTGAGCTCCCCAAGAACCGCATTTGTGCTAGCCGTAAGAAAGGCTGCCAAAGCGGCGGGGATCGTCACCGATTCGTCACTGGGCATTTGCTCAATGACGACGTACGCTACGCGTACGATTTCCGGAGCCTCTTCAGTCGCCCACGTGGTGTGGGTGACTTGCACGTTGTGTCTGTCGCGACCCGACTTGGTAGTCGAGTGACGAACAAACACACGATAGGACTCCGTCGCATCCTTGTACAAGTACTCGGATGCGTAAGGAGGTGTGTTGATCTTGTTCAACGTTTTACTGTTGAACGTGATCGTGGAAGCTGCTAGCATTGGGAACTCCTCTCACCGCTTGAAGCGCGGTCCCTTCTCTAGGGACAACGCCGCAAGAGATTCGAGGACCGACCATTTGCCCCTGTCGAACAGGGGGAGAGAAGGGGAAAAGGGGAGTATCGGGATCGCTACATAGCGTTCCTTTACTAACCGAATGCAGGGTGGTGGACTCGAAGGAGTACACCAATCTGGAATACGTGTAACCTCGTGCTCAGTCATTGCTGACGAAGTACGCATTACACATATCGGTCCCCAGGTAACCGGAATGGAATTGTTGCATGCGGAGATAACATCTCCGAATCCACCAAACCAATCCGCTAGCCAAGACCAGGGAGTTAACTCCCAGGCGGTCGCCAGCAATTCGTAGGAGGTCAGACCAAGGGTTAAACGCCTAGCATACTTCCGCATCCGATCATCTTTGACGGAGCGGCGTATTTTAGGGTTATCCAAGAATTCTGAACTCGGACTGAGAGTATAACTCACAGTCCCCCACATTCTCATTTTGAATGTGGTCTTTGTCTTGCCGTAAACGGGGAGCACGACTGATTCGAAGGGATATTCTCCCCCGAATTCACCGGGCTCATCGTCTTGACCAAGGCCAGTCCTTTTCCTCACCGGTTTCCCTGTACTAAGCTTCTTCAGAGCCTGAAATCGCTTTTCAGCGAGTTCAGTGAACTTGAGAAGTTTGTTCAGGTCGCTCAACATGGGTCGGATGGCCCAGCGCCAGGTTAAATTACCTTGCGCCACCTTACGAAGTAAGGAGCCACCCCATCCTTGTACGAGCTTCGGCAAGTCCTGAAGCTCACCAATCGCAGTAGGCACGGACACGTCCGGCTTACTAGGATTGGTGTTGCTCAAGACCTTCCAAGCCAAATTCGATAACTCTAGAGGGTCCAAAAGACCATAGCGTTCCGAAAGAGGGGAAGGAGCTTGAGGGGCCATCTGTGAACACGGCATCTCGTAACACCCTACTATGAGTGTTCCGGAGTCGATCCACTCCCCATTCAGTTGGATCCAGTGAATGTCTTGTTCGTCGATAACTAGGAGGTTAGCACCTCCATAGTTACCAACGACATCATCACAGGACCGCACAGTTCCGCTGTCAGCACTACGGTAACCAGTTTGAGGGACAAAAGCCACATGGTAGTAACTACCTATGTGGCCCGTCCGTACATCCTGATCACGGTGTCGTGCTGTCATCTAAGAACCGTTCCTTGCAGGAAACCAAAGGTGAAATTCTCTCGGGTGACAAATGTCAACATGACAAGCAAGCTCGTCAAGTGGGTCCCGGCACCA